GGTCTCCGACGAGATCGCGCGGCGCCGGGGCCGGCAGGCGCGGGGCTGGTATCTGCCCCTGCATGCGCCGATCGTGGAGCATCGGATCGACGACACCACGGCCGGCGCCGGCGCCGTGGCGACCGTGTTCCCGCCGCGGCTCTTCATCGACGTCCTGCGGGCCAAGCTGGTCGTCGCGGCCCTGGGCGGCCGGGTGGTGACGTTCTCGGACGAAGCGGGCAAGGTCCAGGTGCCCGTGCAGACCGCCCCCCATGGCACCGCGTGGGTCGCGGAGGGGTCGTCGCCGGGGGCTGCGACCAACCTGACGGTGGGCTCCGCGGTGTTCACGCCGCATACCATCGCGGTCCAGACGGGGGTGTCGCGGTGGATGACGCACCAGGGGGCGCCCGGGTTCCTCGAGTGGCTCTGGGATGACCTGGCGAAATCGATCGCCGTGGCGGTCGACGCGGCGGCGATCGCCGGCACCGGGGCCGCGAATCAGCCCATCGGCCTGCTGTCCACGGCGGCCGTGCCGACCTTCGTGCTCACCGCCGACACCGGCAACGGCGGCGCACCGACCTATTTCGACATCTGCGACATGGAGCAGGCGGCGGCCAACCTGAACGCCGACGCGCCGGCCGACGCGGCGATGGGCTGGCTGACGTCGCCCAACGGCCGGAGCAAGTTGCGGCGGACGGACATCTCGGGCGCGTTCTCCGGCACCTCCGGGCGGCCGGTCTGGGACGACGAGCTCGACACCGTGATCGGCGCGCGGGCGATGGTGAGCACCAATTGCCCGAGCAACGGCACCAAGGGCACGGGGACGGGCCTGTCGGCGCTGGTCTTCGGCGACTGGCGGGACCTGGCGGTCAACCTGTTCGATGCCGTCGATGTCCTATTCAATCCTTATGTGATCACGCAGTCAGGATTCTACGGTCTTTATGCGTATCAGGAGGTGGATGTCCAGGTGTTGCGGGCGAACAGCTTCCAGAAGTGCACGGCCATGGTGACGACGTGACGGCGGATTGCCGCGACGCGTCCGACGGATCGGCCCTGGCCGAGGGCTGCCGATTCGACGAGTCCGCCGGCCGGTTCGCGTGCGGCTTCATCGAGGGGTTCTGTCGGCTGTCGACCGGCCGATGGGCGGGCGAGCCGTTCCGGCTGATCGACTGGCAGCGCGATTACCTGATGCGGCTGTTCGGCTGGCGGCGGCCCGACGGCAAGCGGCGATTCCGGACCAGCTACCTGGAGATCGCCAAGAAGAACGGGAAATCGAGCCTGGTCGCGGCCCTCGCCGTCTACCTGCTCCTGGCCGACGGCGAGGGCTCGCCCGAGGTGCACCTGAACGCCGTCGATCGGGATCAGGCATCGATCGTGTTCGACGAGGCGAAGCGGATGGTGGAGCAATCGCCCGAGCTGGCGGGGCGATTGGAGGTGATCGATTCGCGGAAGCGGATCGTGGACCCCAAGGGCAAGGGCGTGATCCGGGCCAACTCGGCCGACGTCGCCAGCAAGGACGGGGTCAACGCCTCGGCGGTGATCTTCGACGAGCTGCATCGCCAGAAGACCCGCGAGATGTGGGACATCTTCGCCTATGCGTCGGTCGCCCGCGAGCAGCCGCTGCGGATCGCGATCACCACGGCGGGCGAGGACGAGACCGGCCCGTGGTGGGAGCAGCGCGACTATTCCGAGAAGGTCGCGGCCGGGATCATCCCCGACGCCTCGCACCTGGGCGTCATCTACCGGGCGATGCCGGGCGACGACCCCGAGGACCCGGCGACCTGGCGCAAGGCCAATCCCTCGCTGGGGGTGACGATCCGCGAGGAGGACTTCGCCCGCGAGCTGGCCGAGGCCCGCCCCGACCCGTCGCGCTGGGCCAATTTCGCCCGGCTCCGGCTCAACATCGTGACCCGGGCCGATGCGGCGTTCATCGACCTGGCCGAGTGGGATGCCTGCGCCGCGGCCCCGGTCGACGAGGGCGGGCCGATCCATGCCGGGCTCGACCTCTCGGACGGCGACGACCTCTCCGCACTCTGCTATCTGGCCGGCGACCCCGAGGAGGGGGTCGACGTCCGCTGGAAGTTCTGGCTGCCGGCGGATAACATCGTCGCCCTCGAGCGGCGGCATGGCGTGCCCTACCGGGCCTGGGCCGAGCGGGGCTGGATCGAGCTCACCCCGGGGAGCGTGATCGATTACGCCTGGATCCGCCGGGCGATCGTCGACCTCGCGGCCGGCCGGGAGCTGGCGGCGCTCCTGGTCGACCCGTACAACGCCACCGGGCTGTCGATCGAGCTGAGGGAGCAGGACGGCCTGCCGGTGGAGACGATCCGCCAGGGCTACCTGTCGCTGTCGGCGCCGACCAAGGAATTGCGGCGGCTGATCCGGGCGCGCCGGCTCCGCCACGGCGGCAACCCGATCGCCCGCTGGCACGCGGCCAACGCCGTGGCCGAGCAGGACGCGGCCGGCAACATAAAGTTATCCAAGCGCAAGAGTCGTCGCAAGATCGACGCGATGGCGGCGCTGGTCAACGCGGTGGCGGCGCTGGGGGCGGGGGGCGCGGACGCCGGCGAGTGGGATCCCGTGGCCGATCCGATCATCATCATCTGATCCGATCCGATGAAACGATACGGTTCCGAGCTGGTGAAGCGGATGCCCCGGGCGGCCTCGCGGTCGTCGCGGCAGGGGCGTCCGCCCCAGCCGTCGGGGTTCCTGATCGGCTCGCCGGTCACGTCGGGCGTGATCGTGACGCCCCAGACGGCGCTCAATGCCACGCCGGTGTTCAACGCCATCGACGTCATCGCGACCGACCTGGCCTCGCTGCCCCTGTCGACCTATCGCCGGGCCGGCCGATACGCCCGCGTGCCCGCGCCCGAGGTCGCGGCCAACGACCTGTTCGCGCTGGCGCCCAACGAGGAGGGCAATGCGTTCCGCCTCCGACAGGCGGTGATCGGCCACGTGCTGCTCTGGGGCAATGGCTACGTCGAGATCATCCGCAACGGGCGGGGCCAGCCGGTCCGGCTCTATCCGCTCAACCCGGCGACCACGCAGCCGCGGCGGGAGTCGGGGACGGGGCCCCTGTACTATCAGCTCACCGACGTCGACCGCAAGCTCCGGCCCGAGGACGTGCTGCACTTCGCCGGGCTGGGCTTCGACGGCCTGGTGGGTTACTCGGTCATCCACATGTGTCGCGCGGGGATCGGATTGACGATCGCGGCCGAGGAATTCGGGGGGTCATTCTTCGGCAACGGTGCGGTCCCGTTCGGCATCATCGAGACCCCCAAGAAGGCGAGCGCGGCCGGGCAGCAGGCGTTGCGGGAGGCCTTCTATCAGGTGCACCAGGGGACGAAGAATGCCCATCACCTGGCCATCCTGCCCGAGGGGATGAGCTGGAAGGGCGGGATCACCATGCCGCTCGAGGATGCCCAGTTCCTCGAGACCCGCCGGTTCCAGGTGCTCGAGGTGGCCCGGATGTTCCGGCTGCCGCCGCACCGGCTCGGCGACTTCTCCGAGGCGCACCTGAACTCGACCGAGGAGGCCAACGCGCAGTACGAGCAGACGACCCTGCTGGGCTGGGCCATCGCCGCCGAGGCCGAGCTGGACAACAAGCTGCTGTTCGCGGCCGAGCGCGAGCGGGGCCTCTGCTGGATGCATAACTTCGCCCACCTCAGGCGGGCCAACACGGCGACTCGCACGGCCTACTACCAGGTGATGCGGAACACCGGGGCCCTGTCGGCCGACGACATCCGGATCGCCGAGGGGATGGACCCGATCGGCCCCGACAAGGGCGGCGACCTGTACGTGGTCCAGGGCCAGTATCTCCCGCTCGACCAGATCGGCCAGCAACCGGCTGCGCCATCGCCGTCGCCGTCGCCGTCGCCATCGCCGTCACCCGCCCCGAAGGCGGGCCAGAATGGAGCGTCGCATGGGCTCGACCTCGCCGCGCGAAACTGACCGCGAGCGCCGCACCCTGATGGCCGGCGTCGAGCTCCGGAGGCGCCGCCGCCGGCGCAACGGCCGGGGCGACGGCGCCGGCGACGACGACGGCGACGACGACGACGATGACGACGATGACGACGCGCCCGGCATGCTGGTCGGTTATGCGGCGGTCTTCGACAAGCTTTCGGTCGACCTCGGCTGGTTCCGCGAGAAGATCGCGCCCGGCGCCTTCCGCGATTGCAAGGCCCAGGACGTGCGGGCGCTGGTGAATCACGACTCGAACCTGCTGATCGGCCGGGCCAAATCGGGCACGCTGCGGATGACCGAGGATGAACTGGGCCTGCGGATCGAGGTGGACTTGCCCGAGACCCAGCTCGGTCGCGATACCGCCGAATCGGTCCGCCGCGGCGACATGGACGGCATGAGCTTCTCGTTCGTCTGCGACGAGGAGAGCTGGGATCAGAAGACCGACCCGCCCACGCGGACGCTCGTGCATATCCGCGACCTGTTCGACGTCGGCCCGGTCGCCTTCCCGGCCTATGACGATACCTCGGTGGCGATGCGGTCGCTCGCGGCGCTGCGCCGCGAGCCGCCGCCGCCTCCCCCGGCATCGCCCGGGGTCCTCCCGCCCGATCCCGCCCTGTCCCATTTCCGTTTCCGCGTCCGAATCGAGCAGGCCCGCGTGCTGCCCGCCCCCGTGGGAGGTTCGCCATGATCCGCACCTGTGACCTGAGAGCGCGGCACGCCGAGCTGATGGATGAGCAGCGCGAGCTCGCCGACCGCGTCGAGGCCGAGAAGCGGCCGTTCTCGGCCGACGAGCAGAGGCGATCGGATGAGGTCTTCGCCGAGGCCAAGCGGCTGGCCGAGACGATCTCGTCGATCGAACGATTCGAGGCCAATGCCCGGATGACCGAGGAGGACGTGCGCCGGGCCGGCCAGCCGCTGCCCCATGAGCTCGAGCAGGCCCGCGGCAAGCACGCCTATTCGCTCTGCCGGGCGTTCACGCTGCTCGGCAAGAAACAACCCCTGGACGGGCTCGAGAAGGAGACGTCCGACGAGATCGAGGGCCGGATCGGCAAGAAGCCGGTCGGCAGCTTCTTCATCCCGACCAACCTGGCGATGCGGTGGAATGTCCATCGCAATCACAAGGTCGGCGGCCGACCCTTCCGGCCGCCGGTCGACCGCACCCGCCCGCCGGCGGACGGCGTGGAGCGGCGGATCGACGACACCACGGCGGCGGCCGGCGCCGTGCTCACCCGGTGGGATACGACCTGGATCGAGTACCTCCGCGCCCGGATGGTCCTCGACCAGATGGGCGCCACCTATCTCACCGAGATGCACGGCAATTTCGCCCTGCCCCGCCAGAGCGGGATCGGCACGGTGACCTGGGTGGCCGAGTCGGGCTCGGTCGCCACCACGGCCCAGACGATCGACCAGGTGCTCTTCACCCCCAAGACGGTCGGCGCCTTCACCGACATGTCGCGGCGGTTCCTCGAGCAGCTCTCGATCGACCCCGAGGAGTTCATCCGCCAGGACCTCACCGCGATCCTGGCCCGCGGCATCGAGCAGGCGGCGTACAGCGGCACCGGCTCGCCCCAGCCCACCGGCATCCTCACCGGCGGCGGGTTCACGCAGGTGGTGCCCCTGGGCACCAACGGCGGCAATCCCAGCTACCAGGCGATGATCCAGCTCGAGGAGCTGCTGGCCAAGGCCAATGCCGACATCGGCAGCCTCGCCTACGTCACCAGCCCCGCCGGCCGCTCGACCCTCAAGATGACGCCCAAGCAGGGCCTGGCGCAGACCAGCTATGTGCCGATCATGGTCTGGCAGGATGGCGCCACGGTCAACGAGCACGAGGCGTATGCCACCAACCTCATCCCGTCCAACCTGACCAAGGGCACCGGCACGGCGCTCTCGGCGGTGATCTTCGGCAACTGGGCCGAGTGCATGCTGGCGTTCTGGACCGGGGTCGACACCCTGGTCGACCCCTACACCGGCGGCCCGGCCGGCACCATCCGGATCGTGGTCCTGCAGGACCTGGACATCGAGTTCCGTCACTTCCAGTCATTCGCTTATATCAACGATATGATCACAACGTAATCATCGGAGCGTCGACCCATGCTGCCGAATCAGAAGTTGGTCCTGCTCCGCGGCAACCTGCTGGTCGAGGGGCATGTCCACGCCCTGGGCGACGTGGTGGAAGTCGACGGCGAGCGCGCCAAGGAGCTCTTGAAGACGGGCGCGGCGGCGGTGGCCAAGGAGGGCGCGGTGCCGACGGCCCGGCCGGTCGCCAGGGGCCGGTCGGAGGTGATCGCCGAGAACGCCGCGGCGGCGGCCCAGGCGGCGGCCCAGGCCCACGCCGAGAAGGCCGAACGACGGCCCAAGGCCTGACCCGATGTTCCGCCATCAGATCGTCTCCGGCCCGGCGCTGGCCCTGGCCGGCACGCTCACCGCGGGACAGGCGGTCGTCGCCGGGCTGGCGACCACGGCGGGCGTGCTGCCGGGCGCGATCGTCGCCGGGCCCGGGATCGCGCCCGATACCCTGGTGCAGTCGGTGGACTCGGCCAATCAACTCACCCTGACGCAGCCGGCGAACGCGGGCGGATCCGCCGTGGCGCTCTCGGTGGGCAACGAGCCGGTCACGGTGGCGCAGGCCAAGCAGCATGCCCGGGTGGAGCGGACCGACGAGGACCCGCGGGTCGCCTCCTTCATCGTCGCGGCCCGGCGCACCGTGGAGACCATGCTGGGCCAGTGCCTGATCGCCACCACGGCCGACTACTGGGCCGACAACTGGCCCTGGCTGGGGGGCTATTACAATCGGGTCGTGAGGGCGCAGGCGGTGATGGGCCCGATCCCCTACTGGCTGCCCAATTCGAACACCGGCATCCTCAATCTCCAGCTGGCGCCGCTGCTGTCGGTGAGCTACATCAAGTATCAGGGCTTCGACGGGTCCTGGATCACGATCCCGCCGGCGGATTACCTGGCCGAATCGGTGGCGCCGGGCTCGGCCATCGCGGGCCCGTCGCGGGTCCAGCCGCAATACGGCATGACCTGGCCGATCCCGCGGCCCGTCCTCGATTGCATCAATATCCGCGCGATCTATGGCTATGGCAATGACTACCAGGCCGTGCCCGAGAACATCAAGGTGGCCATCCTGATGCTGGTCGCCCACTGGTACGAGAACCGCGAGCACGTGGTGATCGGCCAGGTGCCCGCCCGGCTCCAGGATACGGTGGATTCGCTCCTGGCCGCGTCCGAACACGGGAACTATTCTTGAAGGCCCGCGACTACCGGCCGCCGTTCCCCCGGTTCGGCGGCAAGTCCACGGTCGCGGCCGAGGTCTGGGCCCGGTTCGGGGCGGTGGATAACTATGTCGAGCCCTTCATGGGATCGCTGGCGATGCTGATGCTCCGGCCCGGCCGGCGGCGCGGGACCGAGACCGTGAACGATGCCGACGGGTTCGTCTGCAACTTCCGGCGGGCGGTCGCCGCCGCCCCGCACGAGGTGGCGCGGTGGGCCGACTGGCCCGTGAACGAGAACGACCTGCACGCCCGGCACGTCTGGCTCAAAGGGCGACGAGACACGCTCACGGCCCGGCTCGAGGGTGATCCCGAGTATTTCGATGCCAAGGTGGCCGGGTGGTGGGTGTGGGGGCAATGCTGCTGGATCGGCTCGGGCTGGTGCTCCGACGGCGAGCGGGGCCCGTGGGGTGTGGTCGAGGACGACCGGGGCCATCGCCAGCTGGTCCACCTGGGCGACGCCGGGTGCGGGGTCAACCGCAAGCGGGTCCACCTGGGCGACGCCGGGCGAGGGGTCAACCGCAAGCGGGTCCACCTGGGCGACGCCGGGCGAGGGGTCAACCGCAAGCGGGTCCACCTGGGCAACGCCGGGCTGGGGGTCAACCGCCGGCTGGTCCACCCCGGCGACGCCGGGCTTGACGACGGGGAGGGATCGACCGCCGACCGGCCCACTGCCCTGCTCGACTACTTCGCAGGGCTCTGCGCCCGGCTGCGGCGGGTGCGGGTTTGCTGTGGCGACTGGACGCGAGTCTGCGGGCCGACCGTCACCGTCAAGCAAGGGCTCACGGCCGTCTTCCTCGACCCGCCCTATGCGGACACGGCCTGGAGGGACCTCGGCCATGGCCGCGCGAGGCTCTATGCCGAGGATTCACTGACCGTCGCGCATGCCGTCCGCGAATGGGCCGAGGCCAACGGCGGCGATCCTCGCCTGCGAATCGCCCTGTGCGGCTATGAGGGCGAGCATGCCATGCCCGGGACCTGGGCGGAATGGGCCTGGAAGGCCCGGGGCGGCTACGGCTCGCAATCGACCGCCCACGACAACCCCAACGCGCGGCGGGAGCGGATCTGGTTCTCGCCGCATTGCCTCCCCGATGAGCTGCCGCTGTTCGCGGCGGGGGGGCGGGCGCCGTGAAAGCCTATCAATGCGGCCGGCTCCGCCAGGTCGTGACGCTCCAGAATCCCGGCCCGGAGGCGTTCGATGCCTTCCGCCAGCCGGTGCCCGCCTGGACGACCGTCGGCACGTTCTCGGCGTCGGTCCGGCCGCTGGCCGGGCGGGAGGCGATCGTGGCCAAGCAGGTCAAGGCCGAGGCCACTCATATGATCACGATGCGATATCTGGGGCCGACGGTCGCGATCGATCCGACCAGCCGGCTGCTCTACGGGTCGCGCGTCTTCAACGTGGTCCAGGTGACCAACGTCGAGGAGCGGCACCGCTGGTACGAGGTCACCGTCCAGGAGATCCAGCAGGGAGGGGCGCTATGACTCGGATGACAAGGTGACAAGGTGACGAGATGACAAGGTGACCAATCCGATCCGACCCGATCCCCGTCACCTCGTCATCCGAAGTCACCTTGTCACCTTGTCACCTTTTCACCTTGTCATCCCAAGATGGCCACCAACATCTATTTCACCCTGACCAAGGGCGTGACCAGCAGCCAGGGCACGCAGCCGCTGTCGGGCTCGTATGCGGTCGCCGGCAACAATGCGCAGGCGCCCGACCAGGTGCTGGGCGCGGGGACCGACCAGCTCTATTCGGTGAGCTTCGGCGCCGCCGGCTCGGCGGCCGGCGACCTGCAAGCCATCGAAATCTACAGCAATCAGAATCTGACGATCAAGACCAACTCGGCGAGCACGCCGCAGGACACGATCGCGGTGACCGCCAACGTGCCGATCCTCTGGGATATCCAGTCGATCCACCCCTGCCCCTTCGCCGGGGCCGTGACGGCGATGTACGTGACGAACACCGTGACGGCCCGGCTCCAGATGCGGATCCTCACCCTCTGATGGCGACGAAGGTCGGGCTGGTGATCGAGGGCGTGCCCGAGGTGGCGCGGGCCTTCAAGGAGCTCGAGCCGCGGGTGGCGCGCAAGGTGATCCGCCGGGCCGAGCGCAAGGCGGCCAAGCTGTTCCGCGACGAGATCGCGGCGCATGTACCGGTGGCGAGCGGCCTCCTGAAATCGACGCTGAAGGTACGGGCGTCCAAGGGGCCGCGCGGCTCGAAGCGGGGCACGGTCGCCGTCGCCGTGCTGGTCGGGCAGGCGGGCGGCCCGGCGTCCGCCGGTGCCGCGGTGAAACGGGCGTGGTACGGCTATCTCCAGGAAGCGGGCTATACGCTCGGCAAGCGGATCCGCGAGGGCAAGCGGGTGGCGGGCTATGTGCCGCTCCCGCGCCATCGGGGCTCGGGCGGGGTCCGCAAGATGCCCGGCCGCCGCTTCGTCAGGCGGGCGCTGCATTCCCGCGAGCCGCAGGCCCGCGAGCTGCTGGTCCGCGAGATCGCGCTGGGGATCGACCGCGAGGCCCGTGCCCTGGGCGGGCGAGGACGCTAGATGGCGGCGCGCACCTCCAACGGCACCGGCGGCGGCCCCTGGTCCGCCGGCTCGACGTGGCAGGGGGGCACCATCCCCTCGGCCGGCACCGACACCGTGACGATCGCCGCCGGCGACACGGTGCACGCCGACACGGCCGCCATGACCGCGGGCCAACTCATCGTCGGCAGCGACCCCGGCACCGGCGGCACGCCGGCGCTCACGATCGGCACGACGAGCCAGACGGTCGAGACGAAGCTGATCGTGGATACCGGGGTCAAGCTCCGGCTCCGCGGCGACCTGACCATGACCGGCCAGGCGGCGATGAATGCCGCCTACTCGACCCTGCAATGCGGCCAGGGCACGTCGGTCCTGTTCGACCCGCCGTCGGGCGGGACCTACGTGATCAACCTGTCCAACGCCTGCCGGATCGTGCTCGACGGGGCGACCAATTCGGGGAGCTGGCCCGACACCGCCGGCGGCAACCACGTCGTCTTCGGGACCGACCTGACCCGGGGCGGGCACAATGCCTACACCGTGCCGGCCGGCACGCTGCCCACGGCCTGCACGGTCCTGGGCGGCCCGATCACCTGCACGTTCGCCGAGTTCTCGCACCTGGGCAATGCGTCGAATTACGGCCTGCTCGTCTACATGGATAACACGGTCTTCGGCCACGCCACCGACCCCACGACGATCCAGCACTGCACCTTCACCGATTGCAACTTCATCATCCTGGCCGAGCAGACCACGCCTTACACCGGCAACTTCGTCTGGGACTCGAACCTGATGCAAAGCTCGATCGCCACCACGGCGTTCGGCAACACGACCACGGCGTGGTTCAACATCGCCAATGTCCCGACCACCACCAACCAGGCGATCACGAATTCGGCCTTCGACGGCCTGGTCATCATCGATGCCGTGCAGGGGCTCAAGCTGACCGGCAACGTCTTCGGCGGATGCCTGCAATGGATCGGGCACGGCAATCCGACGCCCTGGCCCTCCGACGCCTATTTCGCCGGCAACGTCGTGAACCGCGGGGCGGCGAACTCGGTCAACTCGCTGGGGTCGAATCGCTCCAATTACTTCATGATCCTGGACGACAATACCTATACGTTCGTCCTGATGGAGGCCGGGACGACGATCACGGGGTGCGTCTTCGACCAGGCCGGCGGCGCCGGCGGCGCGCTGTCGGACATCTGGGTATGGCCCGACGGCAATGCCGTGACCGTGAAGAACTGCCTGGTGCTGCCGGCGGCCGGCGACCGGCTGGCCTCGGGGGGATTGTTCGCGGCGGCCGGCTACACGGGCCATGTGATCGAGCACAACCTGGCCTGGGGCCCGTGCGCGGCGTATGGGCCGCTGGCGCTCATGGGCAAATACGCCGCGGCGGCCGGCGCCGGGGTCTTCGCGTCGGTGCGAGGCAATATCGTCTATGCCCCGGCGGCGGGGAACCTGTCGCTGGCGGTGATCGAGTACCCCAGCTCGACGTTCACGCTCGATGCGGTGACGGTGGCCGGGCACAACGCCTTCCTGAATCCCTCGACCGGCTCGGTGCAGTATGACGCCGGCGCCGCCACGGATTCGGCCGTGAACGGATATTACAATCTGAAGATCTCGAATGCCACCGACCCGGGGACGGGCACCTGTCCCCAGCTCGGCCAGGGGGACATCATCGCCGATCCCCAGTTCGCCGACGCGACCTGGCGATGGTCGGGGTCCTGGAATGCGGCCGTCAACGGCGGGGCGGCCACCGGGGCCGCGGCGCTCGCCGCGCTGCTGGCGAATCCCGGCCTGATCTCGGCGGTCGGCGGCGACGCGACCAAGGGCCTGATCAACTGGGTGCTGGCCGGGTACATCCCCCACAACATCGCCTTGCAGGGGGCGACCTACTCGGGCGATCCGCTCACGACGGATGCCCTGGGGAATCCCCTCAACGGGACCATCGGGCCGCTCGCCTATCTGAGCACCCCGACCCCGACGCCCACGCCGACGCCCACGCCGACGCCCACGCCCACGCCCACGCCCACGCCGACCCCCACCCCGACGCCGACCCCCACTCCGACGCCGACCCCCACCCCCACGCCCGCGCCCACGCCCACGCCCACGCCGATCTTCTACGCCGTGGCCAACAAGACGGCGCGGGTGGCC